CATAAATACTGGTTGAATCGAATCTATTCCAACCTCACCGCTTAAACTTACTTCAATATGGTTTGAATCTGGAACGGCGCAGATATTTACTATCTGACCGTCACAGTATTCATATTTCATTGACGAGCCAAATGCTTTGACTGACTCGTGTGCTGCTTGATTAGTAAGACGCTCCCAGCGGCTCATTATTTTTGAGCCGCTGGTTTAGTTTCAATCTTAACATCTTCAACTTTCTTAACGATGCCAGACTTCACCAAAACCTCTAAGCGCTTTGGATCAACTAGCTTAGTCACGTCAGTATCAGGTAGATACTGACCGACAGAACCAACGGTAATATACGCCATTTAAATCCCCTTAAACGAAGTCTACGCCGCCAGCAACAGCGTTTGGATTGTTCAAAACTGGCAAGGGTGCGGATTCAGTCATGATAAACAAAGCTGATGGGTCTTCGTTGTACCATTGCGAATCAAAATATTGCATTGATTGACCGTAAGCTTTCAGGTTTTCAATCTGAGTGAACGCAACCACGCCGTTGGTATCGCCAATCAGGTAGAAACCGTCAGCAGGAATGAAACGAGTGGTCACGCCATCATTTGTGATTGATGCGTCATAAACCCAAAATTCAATACCGCCAAAACTACCCATGAACTGAGCTTCACGACCATCAACGAATCGCGTAACACCCATTGGTGCAACAGTCGTATATGGCGCAATGAATGCCGCTTTAAACGCTTCATTAGCAATCGCTGCATTGAATACTGCGGATGACATAACGGCAACACGCGGCATGACTTGACCGTATTGAACCACTAGATCAACCATTGCTTGAATATCTGCGATTACCGTAGCTGCTGGATTTGACCAGAGTACAGTTGGCGCAAATGTCAGCGCAACGTTTCGACCAAAATCAACTTCATTCAATTTGAAATCATCAGATTCAATGATCAGTTTACCTGTGGTTAACGCTTCAGCAGCCATCAACTCGATACGGTTATCAATTGCATCATGGTTTGAGCGGTATTTTTCAACCTGCGCCACGATCAACGATTCTGTGCGCGTCAACTTACCACTACCAATGATGCCAGCATCCCGCAACATCGCAACTATTGCAGTGTTGTAAACTGTGCATGGCGTGATGGTTTGTTTTGGCTTCAAGTAGGCTGGTTTAAGAAATTGGACGTTAGCAGTACCATTTTCTTTAATCGGACGACCTTCAACGCATGGCGAAACGTATGGAGCTACTGGATTATCAAGATTCAAGTTTGCAACTGCAACTTTATCATCTTGAAATTCCACACGGCGAGGGAAGAACATTTCACTCAACCATTTATTGACTTTTGGGCTTTGATCGTTGACTACTGCAAGGTCTTGAACATCAATCAATGTGGAATCAACACCACCAATTGTATATGTGACAGCCATGATTACACCACCTTCCGAAGTTCGATATTGATCTTAGTGCCGCGAGCGCGAGCTGCATCTTGTTGCGCTCCAGCAGTCAGCTTAACGCCACCCAATGAACACAGTGCGACATCGAATTCACCTTGATTATAAACAGGTGCTTCAAATCCAGCCGCCACTTTCGCAGTCGATTCAGCTGCCGTGAATGTGAATGTTGAAATTACATCCCAAACAGCAGGGTCAATTGCCAATGTCAGCACGTTCGTTGCACTCAAAATCAACAAGTCACCGCGAGCATAGGCGGTAGCTGTTGTAAGCTTTGCATTACTTGTTTGTACGTGATCGCCGACAATTAGTTCGTCAACAGCGACCGTTAGCGTTACCGCTTCATTATCGCAGCAGCTCATTAGCGTGCTCCTTTAGCTTTAAGTTTGGCAATACCAGCATCTACCGTATTGGCGTGTTGGACTTGTTCTGGTTCAGCGGAAACGCCAGCAGCATCCGCCATAGCAGTCAACAAGTTTTCACTTTGATTTGCTTTTGGAATAGTTGCCAACACGCCTTTAACAGCGTCAACACCCATATCAGTAGCCATTAGACTAGCGACAGTTGCTTCGCGTCCTTTTGCTTCGTCAAGTGCGAGAATAGATGAACAACGTGAACGTTCGGCAGTCGTGGCTTGCACCTTAGCTGCGTCAACGTCCGCTTGAGTAAACGTACCAGCGACTACCGCTGGTGCATCGGTTTGAGCACTCATAGTGCCTCCTTTAAAATTGCCAGCGGTTGTGGCGGTTTTTACAAATGCCTGCATTTCTGCAAGCGTTGATGAAAATGATTGTACTTTGTCAGCGAGTCCAGCATCTACAGCAGCTTGACCGCGATACATTTGAGCTTCAGTATCCATGATTTTTTGAACGTCAACCTTACGGTTGCTCGCAACAGTTGAGGCAAATAGAGTGCGTAATGAATTTATTTCTGCTTGTAGCGATTCTTTGATTTGCGATGCTAATGGTTCGTAAGGGTTACCATCAACCTTATGATCGCCACTATAAATCAATGTGATTTTATAGCCAGCTTCATCAATTGCAGCCGATGCATCAGTGTGAGCAGTCAATACACCGATTGAACCGACTGAAGCCGTCTCACTTAAATAAACTTTATTCGCTGACGATGCAATCCAATAAGCCGCACTTGCTGCCATTTCGTTAGCATGCGCCCAAACGGGTAGAACCGCTGAAGCAACGCGAATCACTTCACCTAACGCTTGAACCCCAGCGACTTCACCGCCGCCAGAATCTACGTCTAATAGAATGCCTTTAACTTGTGTATTGTGGACAGCATCTTCAACCATCGCCGTGATGCCGTCATATCCACGAATTCCGCTTGATGAATCGACGTAACCAGATTTATGAACCAGAGAACCGTCAACAGGAATGATCGCAATGCCGTTTTGAACTGCGTAACTACCTCGAACGCGTGAAGGCGAAAAACTATCCGCTTTGGCTTGGCACTGTTCCGCACTCAAAAACCCTTGTTCAGTCTGCAAGCCGCCTAGTTTCATTCGACCATTCAAATAGCCAAACATAAACTCAGCGCGAGACATCTCCATCAACAAAGGACGGTTAAATACTCGGCTTGCAATATGGCTAAATCTACTCATTCGCGTTTAACCCATCCTGAATAATGACTTGTGTATTCATTTGCGTTGATGCTAATCCATGACTCTCAAGCAATGCTTTTTCATAAGCGATTTGCTCGATGTTTTCCTCAAGATCAAATCCTTGTTCAGCACTTGCTTGAGCTAATGTCATTGTATGGTTCTCAAATGCTAATTTGTACGCCGTTTGAGCCTTAACGTCATCTAAAATTAATCTTCCAGCCCCAATCCATGAACAGTTTGTCCAGTATGATCGGTTTTTCCAATAATCTTTCGCCGAGACTACACCTTTTACGATAGCCTCGTCAAGCCATGCGCGAAACATTAGCGTTGCAAGTTTATCCGTGACTGCTGCACGACGACCTTTGACGTATTCCCATGCGATTTGCATAGCTGCACGTGCTGAGGCGTAAGTGGTTTTAGTGTAGTCGCCTGATAATTCTTCGTATGACATGCCGAAACCCCGAGCAACTTCACGCAATAGTGCGGACTCAAACTCTGCAAAGTTGGTATCGGTAATATTTGCGCTAGTCATGTCCAGCTTATCGCCGGGAAACAACTGATGAACCTTTGCGCCGTCGAATGTGACAGGATTAGCTTCGTTATATCCTGATCGCGCCGTATCGAATTGACTTAATGGGTGCGTTTCTGAATTAATATCTTCAGGGCTTGCCAGCGAATCAAATACCGCGCCGCCTGCATCACTTGTCATCACCAAAGCAATACTTGCCTTGATAATCGCCGCTTCGAGCGTTGTATCACCCAAACGGTCAAGCATTTTCAGTTTCTTAATGACTGAAGCAAACGGACTAAACCCTCTAGTCTGGTTCGGTAAATCTGGTTCAAACAAATGGATGATATTTGTGAAGCCTTGCTCGTTCTTTTTAGGAACGTAATCATATTTTTCAACAGTTTGTGTACCCACATCATAACGATGTGTGGTTCTGAACCAATATCCTAGAGCCTCACCATAATTATCATGTTTAATGCCGCCGCGAGTATTTGCATCCTCTCTAACGGTAGGTGGCGTTTTACATCTTTCTGGCTCGATACTCTGAAAGCATGTGTTAAACATTGATCCGCTTTCTTTCCACTCACGACTCACGAATATCTCACCGTGCATCATATCAACGCCGACTTCCTCACGCAAAATCTGTGTGAACGTGCGCTTACGTGCCGCATCAATCCAGCATTCTGGATCATTTGCATACGCCTTCCATTTTTGCTCTACGTCTGAACCCCATTCCGCCGCCTCTTCTTTACTGATACCTAGTAATTTATACATAGGGCGCAGTTGTAAAATATAAGAGTCGCCAACAATACGGTCTTTCGAGTTCTGTAGCGCGCCTTTAGCAAAGCCATTATTGCGAATTAAGTCACGCGCGCGCCCTTCGGTAAGGTCTTTTTCACCTAACATCGAGCGGTCAGCGGATTTTAATAACGGATTCCAGCACCCTAATTCACGACTTGAACGACTACCAGACGAATAATCACCCGATGACATGCCGCCAAAGTCAGCACGCATAGGCGCGCCGTGCATATCAAGCAAAATTGATTTATTTAACTGCTTAACTTTCAGATTGGGCATTGCGCTCAT